CATAATAGTGGAGTACAGAGCCGGTCAACATAATTTGAGCAAAAAGTAAACCGGGGGTTTTCTATGACAATAGCTGAGCGCGAGGCGCTGCTAAATCTTGCCTTTCGACCACATTATCCAATTGAGGACCCGGATAGCTTTTTTGGCAGAGAGGCTGAGAAAGATCGCGTTGTTCAAGCCTTACATAGCCCTGGCCAGCATATTGTTATCTATGGCGAGCGCGGGGCTGGTAAAACTTCGCTCGCACGCGTCAGTACTATTGGGTACTCTAGAGTAGATGTATTTTGTGAGCGCGAGTCGTCTTTTTCCAAGCTCGCACGTGATGTTATTCTAAAATATCAGTCTGAAAATCCAGCCAAGCTTGTATTTGATGCAGCCAATAATAGAGTTTCTATTAATGGTGTGATGAAAGCCTTGGATGATTTGGATGGTAATAGCCTCAAAGCCTTGCTCCCCAAGGAAACGTTTGTTCTGATATTTGACGAGGTTGATAGGCTTCCAGAGGGAACTATCGCAAGTCTGGGTGAATTTACTAAAAATCTCGCAACAGATACGCCTGCTATAACATTGATATTTGTTGGTGTGGGGGAAACTGTTGCAGAATTATTGCGTGGTCATGATTCTGTTTTTCGGAATATAAGATCGGTTGGTCTTGGTAAGTTTGGCCCAGACTCTACAATTCAATCTATTTTAGATAAAGGTGGTAGGACGCTTGGGTTGATTTTTAGCCCGGAAAGTATCGCTAGCATCGTCGATGCCTCAGATAGATATCCCTACTATGTTCAGTTGCTTGGTATTACTTCTGCTCGGGTGGCAATGAGTGAAGGCGCTTCTACTGTTACGCAGGATCATGTGATGAGGGGGGCTGAGAGCGCCGCACAAGACGCAGATGAAACCCTGCGAGATGCATACGAAGCTGCAATCCTATCCTCTCGAAGTGACGTGTATAAATACATTTTGTGGGGTTTGGCAACCTTGGATAATCGTGTTGAAGGTGCGGTTGGGCAAATTGCAGAGGCAGCCTCGAGATACGCAACTTCACCAATTAGCGCGCAGGTTGCAGGTGCTGCACTTAAGAAATTAGCTGGCGGAGATCGAAGCAATATAGTATCTACAAGGGTCATGGGTCCCAAGAAGACATTCTATTCCTTTTCACATCCGTTAATGCGCGGATTTGTTCGATTGAGAATTATTAATGCCAATCACAACGGCCCTCAGTGATTTAGTTGATGGTGTCAGAGCTAGCTTGCATTCATATTGGAAAATAAGGGCGGCTAACGCTGCAATGATTATTTTCTCTGAGAGTGAACTTTGGGCTAGCTTATCTTTAGAGTTTGAAAATGTTCCTGTTACAGCGGAAATCTCCGCTCCACCAAGTGCAGGCTTTGCTCAGTTGCGTACGGAGATCGAAAGCTATATCACGAATGGACGAGCCTCAACAGACTTTTTCTTGGCAATAATCTCTCAGTTTGAGTCATTTCTTTCAGCTGCCCTTGTTTTGCGAGGGAAGTCTGCAGATGGTACGCTGGGGCAACTGATAAGTCGAGCTGAGGCCGCTTATGGTATTTCCTCCTCGTGTAGTGAGTCGCAGGTTGTTGCGGAGATAAGGGAGCGTCGAAACGCATTAATCCACAATCACGGGGAAGCAGATCAGCGGTATTTAAACGCTGCGTCGGCGGCATCGGTTTTTGCATCTTTTGGTCATATTGTGATTGGTCAGAAACTAGAGATTGATGATGTTTACTTAGCGAATGCTGCTGATGGGTTGATCGCTTACGCTCGGAAGTTTTAGGATTGGTTTTGAGCAAGGCGAGGGGATTATGGGTTCTGTGCCCAATCCCTTGCCGTGCTCTGTAATATTTCTTTTCCGCGCGGAATACTTGTGATTTCATAGCAGCGTGAATTGCTGTGAACGCAGCGAGACGCTCTCGAAACCCGGCCAATGAGCCGGGTTTTTTGTTCCCTATCTATAAGCCTCGGCATTTGCCGGGGCTTTTTCGTTTTCGGCCCCATGCCAGTCTCTTTGCTCCAAGCGGATGACTGAGTCATGGAGGCCGGATTTATTGAGGACCGCAGATGAACACTGAGCATCAGGCTCTCGCCGATGTGCCCCTATGGCTATTGGTTTTGTTGAGCATGGCCGGTTTGTCCGGGGAAATGTTGAGAGCTTCAGGCACTGACCTAGGGCTTCGGCAGATTCTGCAACGTGTTGCTCTGCGCTTTCTTGCATCAGGTCTGCTGGGCATGGCAACGCTGCTGCTCGCGTTGGCAGTATGGAGCAATCTGTACCTGGCCGCAGGCTTGGGCATTGTCATTGCGGTGATTGGTGCCGATGTAGCAGGTGGTCTCTATACCCAGTTCTTGGCGAAGAAAGCTGGTATCGACACTCGTAATTCTTAACGTGGAGAGGGCCGCATGTTCAAGCTCGAAATCGGAGTCGATGATGGCCAACTGACCAAATCAGCGATTGAGATGCAGCGTCGTCATATCCCGTTTGCCCTCGTCCTAACGGCCACTCGCTTGGCCCAGCGGATCAAAAAAGGCGAGTTGGCTGTGATGCGCAAGCGTCTTGATAGGCCGACCCCGACCACGTTGAACAGTTTGTTTGTAAAAGCTGCGACCAAGGCAAAACCCGCGCGAGTGTATTTCAAGGATTCTTGGACTTCAGGGATACCAGCCGATGCGTATTTGCAACAGGCAGTTTTTGGCGGAGTGCGACCACATAAGCGGTTTGAGAAGTCTCTGATAGCCCGGGGCATCATGAAGTCAGGCCAGTATGCATTGCCCTCAAAGACGTTTCTCAATCAGTACGGCAACGTATCCCGGGGCACTATGACCAAGGTCTTGTCTGGCTTGGGCGCTGCTGAGACAACCAGCGGCTTCAAGGCAAATGCTACGGATAGTAAGCGCAGCATGGCTAAGGGCAACAGGCGCTACTTCGGTGGTGTAGTGGGTGATGAGTCCGGTGTGTGGGAGCGCATGAATACCAAGTGGGGTGCCGCTGTTCGACCGGTATTTGTCTTCAGCGATGGCGCTCCTGCATATCGCACCATCTTCCCGTTCTTCAAGATCGCGGAAAATATCGCTAGAGCCCATAGAACTCAGGAGTTCAACGATGCTTTGGCTCAAACCCTGGCAACTGCTCGTCCCTGATGCGTAGCAATGGGTCCTCCTGAGGGGGTGGGGGCATGGGGGTAATTCGGGCCCCGCTCTTCCGCTATGTATGAGCCCTTTTTAGAGGTTGGTTGTTGTTTAGTTATGGCCAATACATCAATCGCACGACAGCCGTTCTGGCTGAACAAAAAACGCATGGCCGAAAGCCTGGGAATTTCCGTTCAAGCCTTTGACAAATGGGGCGTTGATGCCGTCGCGAAAGTCGGTCGAGAGTCGTTCTATGACGTGCGCTCGGTTCTCGATAATCGACTTAAGCACCAAGGTGTGAAGCAACAACCCACCGGCCCTGATGGCGAAAACCTCGACCCACTCATTGAGTATCACCTGTTGCAGGAGCGACTGCGTTTGACTGGTGCTCAGGCAGATGCACAAGAGCGGAAAAACAAGGTTCAGGACAAAGAGTTGGTCCCGGTCGGTTTCATGGTTTTTGCCCTCGGTCGTTTGTCCGCCATGTTGGGCTCAACACTGGACACGATTCCCAAGAGTTTGAAGCGCAAGCACCCCGACATTGCCATTCGGCATTTGGAGGCGCTTGAGCGCGAGATTGCCGTTACGCGTAACGAGGCTGCTGGGTTATCCGAAGCCATACCGGAGATTTTGGATGACTACATCGCCACCCTGGATGAGGGCGTTGGCTGACGCCGTTCGACGGGGACTCAATGCACTGTACAAAGAGCCGCCGCTGACAGCGGTGGAGTGGGCCGACACGCATTTCTATCTGTCGTCGGAGTCCTCCTACCAACAAGGCCGCTGGGTGACGGCCGCGTTTCAAGTGGCGATCCTCAACGCGATGGGCAATGACCTGATTCGGGTGTTCAACCTGCACAAGTCGGCTCGCGTGGGTTACACCAAGATGCTGATGGCCAACATCGGCTACAAGATTCAACACAAGAAACGCAACGTGTTGAGCTACTGCCCGACCGATCCCGACGCTGATGAGCTGATGAAACGGCACGTCGACACGATGATCCGCGACGTTCCGGTGTTGCTGGCCCTGGCACCGTGGTTCGGCCGCAAGCACAGCGACAACACACAAGACGCCAAGCGCTTCGATAATCAGAAGATGCTGTGGTGCCTTGGCGGTAAGGCCGCGCGCAACTACCGGGAGAAAAGCCCGGACGAGGTGATCTACGACGAGCTGTCGAAGTTCGACCACGACATTGAGGGGGAGGGCTCGCCCACCTCTTTGGGGGACAAGCGCCTTGAGGGCGCGACCTACAAGAAATCCATACGCGGCTCAACGCTGGGCATCGCCGGGCAATGCCAGATCAGCCGGGCGGCCGAGAAATCGCCGCACTACCTGCGATTCCATATCAAGCCACCGTGCTGCGGAGGTGAGCAACACCTGAAGTGGGGCGGCAAGGACGAGCCTTACGGGCTCAAGTGGCGCACCAACGAATTGGGCGAAGTCGAGAGCGCCTGGTATCTGTGCGAGCACTGCCAAGGTGGCACCTTCGAGTATCACGAGAGGGTCGAGGCGTCCGAGTTCGGGCGCTACATCTGCGAGCGCACCGGCATCTGGACGCGCAACGGCATGGAATGGTTCGGTGCGGATGACCAGCCGATCCCCACGCCGCGCTCGGTCACGTTTCATATCTGGACGATTTATTCGACGTTCACCACCTGGGTGGATATTGCGGCCGAGCGCATCGAGGTCGGCAAGGACTTGGGCAAGCTCAAGACCTTTGTAAACACGACGCTGGGCGAAGTCTGGGAAGAAGACCAGACGGAAAAGGTCGACTGGGAACAGCTGCGCGACCGTCGCGAGAATTATGGTGCGCAGGTGCCGGGCCGCGCCGTGGCGCTGTTCGGTTCCATCGACTCGCAAGATGACCGCTACGAGGGCCGCGTCTGGGCGTTCGGCGCCGGTGAGGAAAGTTGGCTGGTTTACCGGTTCATTCTGTACGGCGACCCGGCCAGTCAGGTGCTGCGCAAAAAGGTGGGCGTTGAGCTGCACCGCCAGTTCACCCGGGCCGATGGTCAGGTGATGGGCGTCGAGCGATGGTGCTGGGACTCCGGTGGCCACTACTCGGACGAAGTGCGGCTGGAAAGCCGCAAACATGGCGTGCATTGGGTCATTCCGATTTTCGGTGCAAGCGTCTACGGCAAGCCCATTGCCAACTTTCCGCGCAAGAAAGAAAAGAAGAGCAAGACCTACCTCACCGAGGTGGGCACCGACAACGCCAAAGAGCTGATTTACAACCGCCTCAAAATCCAGCCAGACGGCGATCAGCCGGTTCCTGGCTGTGTGCATTTCCCTGCCGACGACAACATCTGCGATGAGGCTGAGCTGAAACAGCTCACGTCTGAAAGCAAAAAGTGGGTCGTGGTCAGAGGCCGCCGGGTGTTCCGCTGGGATGCCAGCAAGCGGCGCAATGAGGCACTGGACTGTTACGTGTACGCCATCGCGGCGCTGCGGATCAGCCAGCAGCGGTTTGGTTTGGACCTGGACGAGCTTTCAAGGGGGCTGCCTCAAGTCATTGAGCGGCCGCAAGACGAGTCGCTGGACGAGCCAGATGAAATATCCGCCCCGGCCTCCGAGCCGGAACCGGCGACCCACCAACCCCCAGCTGAGCCTGCATCTGTTGGCGGCTGGGTCGACACAGGACGAGGCGCATGGCTCTAGATCCGCAAACCATGATTGACCGCTATCTGGAGGCCGAGCTGGCCGTGCTGGACGGCAAGGAAATCACTTTCAACGGCCGCAAGCAGGTGATGGCCGACTTGCCCCAAATCCGTGCGGGCCGACTTGAGTGGGAGCGCCGTCTGGCCTCGCAGCAGAGAGCACTTGCAGGGGGCCGCCCGGGGTATTCCCTCGCGGTATTTGATTGAGTCGTATGAACTTGCTCGACCGGATTTTGGCCCCGGTATTTCCCGGGACCGTGGCCGAGCGCTTGCGGGCCCGCAATGTAATACAGGCGTTTGAGGCGTCGGATATTACTCGCACGCATAAGGCAAAAAAGCAGTCGAAAAGTGCTGACAAGTCCCTGCAGAAGTCGGCCGTGTCGCTGCGTGAGCAGTGCCGCAAGCTGGACGAGGATCACGACATTGTTACCGGCCTGTTTGATCGGCTGGAAGAGCGCGTGGTGGGAGGCTCCGGTATTTCAGTCGAGCCGATCCCGCTTA